ATCTATATTATACCATATAGATTTAGAAAAGTCAAGTTAAAAGACTTTTGATATCCTTAAGTGCTTCATTATAGCCATTTGTATGGGCCTGGTAGTAGGGCCAAGATGCCAACTCATAATCTGGTTTTGAATGAGTCTTTACCTTTTGATCAATCATTTGACTGAGGCGCTCACGTACAGCCACAGCTGCCCTTACCAATTCTGCAAACTCTTCTTTATGCTTCTTGTCCTTCAGGTGGGAGGTCCACCGGGATGCCTGCTTCGTCACCAGGTACTCCTAATCCTAACTCCTCAGACTCTGCGTTGAGGTCCTGCTGGAGATTGTTGATGAATGACTGAGTTTTGTGGTTTTCCTCCACCCTGATGTTCTCACGCACCAGTTGCCACTTCTCAAGGTCCAGGAGGTCTTCCATAAGCTTGGCAGTCCCCAGGCCACTGATGTGAACATTGACAGCAGGGTCCTGACCGATTGGGCTGCCTGCAAGTTGTGTAAGGTTTTGTACCAGGGTGGCCTTAGCAGCGAAGTGCCTAGCCCCTGTGGGGTAGACATTACCGACTCCCACCAGGTCATCTTTGGTGATCTCCTGGAATAACTGAGTCCCCTTCTTGTCATCAATGACCTTAATGAAGTCATTACCTGAAAGGGCACGGCGGCTCAACTCAAGCATGTCATTGAGGAGAGGTTCCAGGAATTGTACCTCAAAGGCTGTAATCTTGGCTTGGAAGATACGACCTGCCGCATTCTCCAGACGGTTCACCTCAAAGGCAGTCTTCTCACCTGGGGTTCGGATACCCATGGCTTGTTTAGGCGCCCCAGCCATCTCCTCCATTTTCAACTCCAGGCGCTCAATCTTATTGTCTGCCGATAGGGCCAAGGCCTCAGGTCTGAGGAGATCAACATCCCCATCGTCACCAAGGTAGATACGCTCATTGGGTCCTATATCAAAGTCCTCAACAAACCCCCTAATCTTCATCATCGGATAGGCATATTGATCAAAGACATCTGCACTGAGGTTTTCCAGATGATCAATACGGTACTGCATCCCCACCAGGTTATCCAGGGGTCCCATCCCATAAAGGTTATCTGGACGCTTCCGCCACCCGATGTGCCTGATACCATCCCCACGCCATATAGGATTGGGCTTCTTCCGGATGACATGACGACGATCAACCACAGTGATTATGTGGTCTTTGAAGAACTCCTCTGTGTGCATATCGTACATGTCCCCCACAAACTCAAGTATCTCAACATAACCTGAGGTGTAGTAGTGGTGGATGCTGCTGAATCCATCCACGATAAAGCCGTCACTGATGGCTGCATCTTCAACACTGATCCCTTTGACTTTCTCACGGTTTTCCCTGACGACTTTAAATACGTCCTCCAAGTACCCGCTGTTGGGTTCTTCTTCCATCCTGCTTTTTAACTCGCCCAGTGTGGTAACCGTCCGTACAATTTTAGGGGCTTCCTCAAACGTGGGTGCTAAGGGATTAAACACAACCTGTAGGGGGGACATCCGCCGCACAATGGGGCCAACATAACCCGGTATTTCCTCACCAGTCTCCGGATCAAGCTTGGTACGGTCCACATACTCGGTGGTGGCTACACAGTTCCCCGTATCAATCCAGTCCAGGAGACAATCCTCAATGACACCCTTGAAGCGGCCCAGGCGAGTCTTGTTCCGCATGTACCCTTCAATCATATCACGTTTATCTTTCTTCACACCTTCTTTGTCCTCAGCAGCCCAGGTCAGCCACTCATCATGGGGGAAGAGGGCACTGATGTAGTTGGCATGTAGGTTATCCCTGATCTGACATATCTTGGGGGTTGTGGTGCTATTCTTCCAGGGAAGTTGCCCATTGGTGGTTTTGGTGGTGTCGGTCTGAAAGATGTAGTTCCTCAGTTCTTTCTTTTCTTCAACCCACTTGTCCCGAAGCATAGACCACTCCGTATACTTCTGAGCGATCTCCTCAGCCATCCCGTCACTTCCGGTGATCATCTCTTCAATATCAATTGTACGTCCTGCCATGGTCTTCTCCTAGACTGCCACGCCACCAAAGCGTGGGTGATGTATAATGTTGTTTTCCCGGCGACTACCACTCCGACTGTTGGTGGGAGCTACCGTAATGTCAATAACTGCAGATAGAGCATCCTTAATATCATCGTGAGGCGGGAACTCGTTTATAAGCTCCTCCTCCAATGTCTGACAATGTCCACCTTTGTAATGCCATATCTGAAGGTTATCGTACCTGGGTTGGAGGCTGGCTTTAATCCTCTCCTCCTTCCCTCCCTGATGCCTGGTGGGGTTGTGTTCATCCACCGACAGGGCTAGGCCTGCAGGTCTGATATAGTTATCCTTGATATCCCTGACGATAGCCTTCTGTGCTGATGTAATCTCAGCCCTTATCTTACGGAATCCCCACTTGGTGTGGGCCGAAAGGATTGCATCATAATACTCTTTAATTCTCTCCGTTCGGAATCGGTCAATGTCAAGTATATAGATATTCCCGTCTCCCGTAACCCCAACCACCACAAGTGCAGTATAGTCTGCACGTTTGGTGAGACTGAAAGCGAAGTCAATGCTGGCGAAGATGTTGAGACGCTTCCCCTGGAAGAACCACACCCCTTTTTGGTGGGTGAGGTGACTCTTCTCGTAGTATTGGAAACGCTCCCTACTGATTCCACCTTCACCCCCTATGTTGGGATCATTGTAATACTGGCTATGGAACTGAGACTTATCAACATACTTGGCCCTCTTCCTGGCCAGAATCTTCCTGTCAAATCCAAACCAACGCCCATCGCTGCGCTGCTGTTTAGGCCAGAGGAACTCACCAGTACCGTCGCCACTATCCTCAACAACCCTCTCAAATATCTCGTAGACGGGAGTGAAATCCGTGACCTCCCCCTCATCATCATACTCTTCCTCCACCATCTCCTGCATGGTGTTGTAGAGGTCCTGTGGGTGGTACCTGGTACCGACAACCCACTCCTCAGACTCACCCGCCTCAATGGAGGAGAGGAGGCTGTACTGTCCTGCCGTCCGGTCACGCCCCTCCCTAGTGTAGGCATTCTCCTTGACAACCACATCATCCAGAACAGCCACATCACAGTGGAGACCCGTTATTGAGGTGGTCAGACCGGCAGTGAAGACTGATGGATCACGCACCCCCTCCAGCTTTCTCAGGGGGTGGTCAAGGCTGATCTCACTTTCAGTCCACTTTTCACGCTTCCCCTCATCAGGTACGACATGATCTGGCCAGTAGCGCCTGACAGTTTTGCTGCTCAGAATGTCCTTGATGAACTTAAGCTGCTTCTCTGCAAGGTTGGTGGTGCTGCTGATGTAGAGGATACGATGATGAGGATTCTTAATTAGGTGCCAGGCAACACGGTAGGCCACCATACGGGACTTCTGGTGGTCACGTGGGAGGAGAACAAGCTGCTGTACCCCTGCCCCATCTCTGGTCCACCAGCTGAGTAGGTCTATATGAACACTACCCAGAACAGTTCTGGGGTGGACAAGGCGAATGAACGCTACAAGGTCGGCCTCTGCGGCCCCCCTAATATCATCAACGCTGGTTTTCAGTCTTCATCTCCGTACCCATGAGTGATACCCCACCAGAGAACGCCACAGAAAGCGGTAAAACAGAGGAAGCTAATCACTCTTATCGCCATTTATGACTTGCAGTCCCATACGTTGGGCATCTTCCCCAACTTCCTCGTCAATCAGGGCCAGCCGTTTTTTCTCACCGAGGATTTCCTCCGTTGAGGGGCGACCACGCTTCCCTTTAGTACCTTTCCACCCTGCTTCTGCAAGGTATTTGGCTGCTGGGGTACCGCCCTTCTCCTGTGCATGGCCTTTCAGACGCTGAATACCCTCACACTGAAGCTTAACCTGGAGTTCATCTCGGTACTGATTGATATAATCGCTGAACCAACGGAGGGTACAGAGGTGTCGGAAGTGACGCCACGAACCGAAGCACAGTTTGGCAAACTCATACTCAGTTGGATCATTCAGTTCGACATAAATCTTCCACAGACTGGGAAGTTTACCCTGTGGGTCAACCTCCTTCAGTGTGTAGATGGGATCGTGGTCCTTAACTTGGTATGACGTCTCCCTGAACAGGGACTGGGTCCTGAACCTGCCCACACTGTCCACCAGTTGATCCCTTTTGGGTGTCTCGATTGTGCTTACTCCAGTCAATTTGAGCGTATCCTTCCTGATATGCCTTGGTTGTGGCGGGGGTACGGGCGCTATCCTGATGTTCACACCCCCAACTGTTGACTCCGCTCATCCTGCTACTTTTCTCTCCAGTTGGACAAAGAAGTATGCCGGGTTGGGGAAGCGGGTACTGGTGGTCGCACCATCTGGACCTAACACATCCACCTCCCAGACATGAAACTGGTTACCATCACTATCTGTGAAGCGATGATAGATACGTCTGAGCTTAACAGGGATGGGAAACTGACCCCCAGTGGTGACACACCTATTTCTTTTCGTCATTGAATTAAGGATTGGCGGTCCCTGTGTGGCATCCTCCTTTACCGCTTCCACTATCTGATCTATATCTGATGAGTGTAGGCAGAACCCACCAACACCCATTGTTCTTCCTGTGTAGGCATCGTATTGATCTGTGGTGTCCGCACCTGTGAAGACAATAAACGAGATTAGTGTGGCGAAGAGGAAGGGCATTGACTAACCTTTCGATTGATTTACCAGTATTATATCACATATTATATGGAAAGTCAATAGGGGTCTTTTATGGTTGACAAATACATCAATGTGTGTTATTATCATATAGATATATACTCATTATTGATTTCTACATAGCGCAGCTATGGCATCCATGACAATGATGCTACATTGTAGACATGGAAGTTGCATAGTAGACGTAAAGAGTGTATATTACTATTAAGTACCAGTAGTGTACAGCAGTGGCAAGGGTATGGCGATTTCCCTAGGATATTATAGAGGCTGTCTCTTATACACATCTGACGCTGCCGACGATCTT